GGCGAGATGACGCCATTAGCGACACCGAAGGCGAGTTGAACCAGATGGGGCCGGGCGACGTGCTCACCACCGACGCCGGCATTGACCTTGAACGGCATGACGGTGACGTACCCGATCTTGACCCGGTACTCATGCACTACGTCAAGACGATTTCCTCGGCGCTTCCCACGCCGCTCCCGTTGGCCGTTGACTTTGCCGGTGACATTAACCGCGACGTAACCGGCGACCAGAAAGACGGCTTTGAGCAAACCGTCTCCGAAGCGCGGAAGTATCAGGAGACGAGTTGGACGCAGGCGCTGAAGTTCATTGCCGAGCGTGCTGGCCTGCCGACCGAGGGGCTACAGCTCAAGATACAGCCAGAGCGAGAGGAGAACCCGGTCAAGTCCCTCACCGACGAGGAAGTGAACCGGATGAACACCTACATCTCCACGCTCGCAACGGCGGCAGGCCCACAGGCCGGGCCAACGGCGCTTGTTGACCGCGAGGCAATCCTCGAAGTGATGGACTTCCCCGAAGACGAAATGGCTGGCGAGAACCCCGAAGAAATCGCGGAGCAAATGAGTGATGAGGAGACGGAAGCCGCGTGGCGTGATGTAATGCTTCCTGCCGACGGCGACGACGCCGAGGCGTTATCAGGCGAGGACATTGACCGAATCGCTGATAACGTGGTTGAGGCGCTTGACTTCCAACCCGAACTTCATCCCCGCGATAGCGAAGGCAAGTTTGCCGAGAAACCGGGTAGTGGCGTTGGGGGTGGGTTAGATGCGGTCCGCGACGCCTATACGTCAATTAGTAAGAGCATTGAGGTTGGTGGCGAGAGTGTTGATGCGTCTCCAGTTCTCCGCGACGCACTAAGCACCGATACGACCGAACTCAAAGAAGCTGCGCTTGATGAGTTAGACGACTCATTCATCACAGAGTCATCGTATGGGCCTGATAGCCACGGGGCGAAAAGTGAGTTTAACGCATGGCGGGAGGAACAAGACTATTCACTATTAAACGATGGAAGTGCTGAGCTATGGGGTGCGGCGATTGACCGCACTGGGAATGAGAATGTCCCCGACGACGCAGCGGCAGACCCACTGACATACGACGACCCGTTACCGGTTGATACGGGCGATGAACCGACAACGGCGATTGGTGATAGCGTGCAAGTTACGCGTGACACGCTCCGCAAGATGTTCGGTGATACTGTCCCCGTGACAAGAGGTGTGCATGGTGGCTTTGCCGAGCAACTCCGCGAAGCAAAAGAAAATGGCGAGCCGGTGGAGTTAGAACACCGGGCGCTTGAGTCATGGACAACGTTCCCAGACCACGCACAACGGTTTGCTAACGAAGGCGACGGTGACGGTGTGTTTATCACCGCCGAGATACCTGTGGACCGGATTTACGGGGCGAGTCACACAACTCCCGGCCTAACCGAGGAAGAAAATGAAATTGTGGCGGCGTTAGATAGCCAAGTCACATACGACCCTGAACAGATAACGGTTTCAAACGATGACGGAATGGCTGAAGTGTACGAAAAAATGAATCAGTCGGCTTGATTGAGCAACCGATTTAGCAATTCGTCATAGGACTCCCCCTTCTGGCCATGTTCTTTGAGCCTATCCCGCGTTTCTTTTGAGACACGGATGCTTGTGCCCGTCATTAGTACGTGGCAAGTTCGTGACTCTTGCCATCGGCGCGTTCAATCTCGCCGTGGGTGAGTGCAGTAGTGATAGCGGTTTCGGAGTGTGTTTCACTCCCGCTTTCCCACGCCACCGTAACGCTACCATCTGCATGGATTGCTTCAACACTACCACAATCGTCGTCATTGGCCCGTAGTTCGTCGCCGGCGTTTAGCGCGTGACTGTGCTCCCAATCGGCTGTAGGCTGTGATTCGTTCATCACATATAGAACATACACCGCATACCACTTAATACTACGCATACATCAAACAAATGGCAATAGAAATCCCACCCAATCAACAGAGATGGCTTCGAGGCTTAGACGCGAAAGAATCATACAAAGATGCTGGTTTAGCCACCACAGAGGCGCTACAGGCGTTTGACGACGGCGCGAGTGTTGACACGCCGGACGGCTTCGGCATCATTGACGACATTATCACGGAGGGTAGCGTTGACGACATGGACGCCTCTGACGACGACCCTGTGTACGCCGTGGTTGTTGAGGATGAATCCGTTGGCGTTGGCTTCTACCGTGAGGGTGACCTATCCGACGCGAGCGTTGACGACCTCCCCGGCCCGGACGACCCAACCTCGGAACTTGAGGCAATGGCGGATATTCACAACGCCACAGGCGACACTGAGGCGCTACAGGACGGCTTCTTTGAGTGGCCCGAGAGTTGGGAAGAGTCCGAACAGCCGGCGCGTGTGATTGCACTGAAGGCATGGGCCGGGATGGGTGGCTCATTCACTGGCTGCACCCGAGAAATGCGTGGGTCGCTCACTGGCTCGCCTGATCGGTTCTGTGCTGATTTCAAGGACCGCCTCTACGGAACGGAGCAATGGCGAGGCGGGTGGGGAAATGAAGCCCTTGCCGGGCAATCCGGCACGGAACCATTCGCCAATAACCCGGTTGTCCCAACCGGACTTGAGGAAGTAACGCCCGCATGGCTTATCCGGTGGGCCGAGTGGGTTGCTGCCGGTAAACCCGAGATACCGAAAGAGGAGGCCCTTGCGTGGAACCCGGCGCTGCACCCACGCGACCCCAACACGGGCAAGTTCGTTGAACGCCCGTTTAATGTTCCTGACGATATGCCAGACTTGTCGGATAGTTCGCCGGTCGAAATCCTTGGGTTCATTTCCGACACAGGCGGCGACGTTGACGCAGTTCTTAATAGCGATATATCCATTGACGGCGTACCAGATGACGTTTCCTCAATGGATGACATTCGCACCGAAGAAGTGAAGCGTCGGCAAGAACGTACTGGCGGATTTAACGAGGTTGGAGATGAGACGGGCGAGGAACTCGCCAAGCAAATTCCCACCAGCGAAGAACGACAAGAGATTGTTACAGAAGATAATGGCGCACCTATTACTGACGAACTTGCGGAGACAATCCACGAAACAATCGGAGGGGTGTTAGCCCGTGCAAACGATGAATCACTTGCACGCGAATACGTGCGCCGGACTGGGTATATTGGTGACGAATCCCAAAAGAAAGCTTCGTACAACGGCCCGGTAAGTCTCCAACCCGGTGGCGGGCAACGGATGGTTATGGCGACTGATAGTAAAGAAACAATGCGACATGAAATGGGGCACGGGATTGCCCAGTCATTCGGGTTTGACGACCAAGACACATCTTTTGCGTGGGACCGCGAATATTGGCCCGAAGAAGGTAGCGACCCTGACGAACTGAAGAGTCTGCTGGTCGGCAGAGACAATGTTGACGCCGTTGGGTTTGACGAATGGCAAGCCGACGTTGATCGGGAAATCCTCGGCCCGTCATTCCGTGGCCCACAAGCCGACTTAGAAAACATGGGCCCGGGCGACTTGCTCAAGTTTGAAGACAGCCCTTCAATCTTTACCGACTCTAAAGTGTGGGAGATTACGGGAGTGTCTGAAGGCACATCGAGAGGGGTTGACTACGAAATCCGGGATGGAACTGGATTTACGGATACAGTTAAAATCAGAGGAGGCGAAGCCTTTGGCGACGAGGTTGAGAACACGCTGAAAGGATTCTCCGATGCTGCGCGCGCCGAGGCTGGCGAAGACACCGAGTTCACCGGGCGGCCAGTTGAGCCAATACAAGAAGCCCAAGACCGCGTGTCTGGACTGAACGCCGAGGGGAAGGTGCGGGAATATGTGTCGCAAGCAAACCGTGCGTTCTACAAGATGCACCAAGCCAGCGACAAACTTGGACAGCGGGCACGGGAAAAGCATACAATCAAGGACGCCTATTCCTCAACAAACGCACATGAAGCAATCTCGCAAATGAATGAGGTAATGCAAACGGATATTGACCATGTGGCCCGCGAAGCCGCCCAAAAACTAAGTGCCCACCACCCACAACTCTTAGGCACATACATGGCTATGTTTGACCCATCACCAACAATGCGCGAAAAGCTTAACGAGGAGGTGCCCGGCCTTGACTGAATTACGTGCAAAGCGTTCTGAAGATACCGAGGCGAGTGTAGTGAGTATCAAAAACGGCAAAGTCAACACCGACGACAGCGAACTTCAGAACGTTGTAGAACAATTCACCGACATGGAAATCATGGTCGGGCAAGAACCGATTAAGCAAGACGACACTCCCGCAGAAGAGTTCAAAAACGCCACCGACCGAGAAATTGCAGCAACACTAACGGGAGTGTTACGGACGCGTGGTTGGGGTGTTGCTCACTCGTCTACATGAAGCGACTGCCTGCCGTGGGTTCTAACGCTTGGCATTGACCCAATCCCGTTTTTGAGCATATCCAACCGCGCTTGTAGTTGTTCATTTGACTCAGCGGTTAGGGGGTAATACCCGCTATCAACACTCGGGTCTTTCCTCCACTCTTGCACATCCGTCTTGAGCCAACTCTGCACTTCTGATGCAAATAGGTCAGGGAGTTCCAACACATCGCCGTGATGGACGTACCACACATACCCGTTACCGTCTTTGAGTAGTTCGTCCGACATACAAGGCCACCATGAGTTGCACACACAATAAAGTCACCGCCGAGGCGCTAAGCCCCTACACCTTTGACCGGGGCGGTGACGACACCGGGACGTACACGGCACAAAGCAACTTTGCCCAACGGCTCCGGGGCGTCTTGGCACGCATTAACGCCCGGATTCGAGAGGCGATAGACGAGCGTGACCTGTTCGGCCTTCGCGGCGAGGCGTTAGCCGATGACGTACCGGAGGACGTGTTTCAGTTTCCAACGACACGGCGGAAACTCCGGGGCTTTCTCGCGTGGCTTCGGGAGCAATTAGACAGTAATTACCTCACCGTTGTTGGCCCGGACCGCAACCAGTTCCTTCGCGCTGCCTACGCCCAAGGCATACGCACCGCTCACGACGGCTTGAGTGACTTTGACGTAGCGTTTGACCGCCCGGACATGGGCAACCTCCTCTCCCGGCCGATTCATCGCACAGCGTTACAGACGCTCTACACACGCACCTATAGCGAACTCGAAAGCGTGCGTGACGATGTTGCCCAAGCGGTTCGTGACGAGTTGCTTGACGGCTTTCGTGAGGGGCAGAACCCGCGTGATATTGCCCGGAGCCTCACCAATCGCGTTGATTCAATCGGGAAACATCGCTCTACGCTCATCGCGCGGAGTGAGGTGATGAACGCACACAGTGAAGCAACGTTGAATCGCTACGAGGAAGTGAGCGACGACGCTGACGTTGACGTTGGCGTGGAGCATGGCGAGTGGTCCGACTCGGGCGACAGTCGCGTGTGTCCGGTGTGTGAGTTGCTTGATGGGAGTGTGTTCACCCTTCGGGAGATGCGCGACGAGACGTTTTCCGTGGCCGGACAGACGTACCGACTCAAACCACCGGCTCATGTTCAGGGGCGCTGCGTAATCCTCCCAACAATTGGCCTTGACGCAAGCGAATTAGCGCCCTTCGATGAACGAACGCCAGCGGAGGACGCCTTAGACTAATGCCAAACAAATCAACACACTCACGACTTAACGACGACTTCAACATTGTTGCCGGCCACCTCAGCGCCGACGGACACGCTCACATTCACCGTGAATTAGGTGAGTTATGGAGCATATCAACCGACGTGGACGTACCGAACGGCGACGTATTGGACGTGGTGATTGAGAACCCGACCGACAGCGGCAACGTGGTTGAACTCATCACGTGGGGTGTCTCTGTTGACGGTGCGGCAAAAGGCACGCAATGGCGCGATACTGGCATTTACACCGGCAATGAGACGGCCATCACGCCGAATAATTTTGACGGTGCAATCACGCCGGGGACGCAAGATTTCAACGCCGAATATGCAATCGGTGGCGACCCGCAGTTAGTTAACACGGCGGAAGACACGCAATTCAACGGCGGTGACCACTCTTCAACGGGGCAGGGAAACCGCATTGCTGCGACAAGTGTGTCCCACACGGCTCTGGACGTGGTTATTGCCAAGGGGCAGTCCTACGCAATCCATGTTGAGGCAGACGAAGCAATCAACCCGATTGTGAGTATGGTTATTGCAGAATACGAGCAAGGACGCGACATTGAGCCAAATGACTAATAACGAACGAATCAACAGCGGCTACGCGGCACTCGCAGTTGACAGTGGCGACGTACCGGCACAGGACACAACGCTTGTCCACGGCGTGGCATTGGGGGCTGGAGACATCACAATCGGCGGCAGTGGCAAGCAAACGTACTGGCCGGAGGAAACCCTGCGTGACGCCGCCGAAGGCCTGCAGGGGCAACCACTCGCTACCGATACGGACCACACCGCCGACGACCCAAGCCAACAGACGCCGATTGATGCTGTTGCTGGCGAAGTCACATGGTCGGGCTATGCACCCGGCGTAGGCGTCGTGTATGAAGCCGAGGTTGACGACGAAAGCCTTGCCGAGAAGATTGCCAACGGGCGGCTTGAAGTCTCCCCGCTTGTTGCCCGTGACCTTGAACCACGCGAGGAAGATGACGCCGAGTTTGAAGCAACGGCGATTCATCGCTGGCGTGACTTGGCGCTTGTGACAAACGGCGCGGCTCCGAGTAACGAAGTGGCCGTTGGTGAATCGCCCATGCAGGCCGAAGCTCTGCATGGGGCTATCGCGGCGTTGCAATCCGACGTTGACCTCACGCCACCCGACGCGGTGCAAAACCACGCCCAAGACGTGCTGGACTGGCGTGATGACCCGGACAAAGACGTGTCGGGGATGACCGACACCGGGTGGAACCGTGCCGAGCAACTGGCGTCGGGAGAGGAACTCTCGCCCGATGATGTGCAAGAGATTGCGGCATGGTTTGCCCGCCACGGCGAAGATGAGTATTCACTCAACGAGGAGGGCATGGACCCGTGGCGCGATAACGGGCGCGTGGCTATCAAAGGCTGGGGCGGCCCGGCTATGCGCGAGTGGATTGGCCCGAAGCGCGAACGCCTGACCGAAATGGGCGAACTTGAGGCCATGAGCGCGGAGGCACTGAAAGAGGTTGCTGGCGTGACGTTTGACTCCACCGGCACCGGCAGTCTTGAGGAGTCGGAGATTCCAAACGACGACTACCGAAGCCACTACCTCTATCCCAACGCGACCAAGACCGAAAGCGCCTATCCAGTCGTTGACGGCGAGGGCGTGCTTCGGAGGGGCAACGTTGACTCGGCATGGTCGCTTGGCGCGCGTGGCCATGCAGATGAAGGCACGCACGACCAACGGCTCATGCGATTGGCCGACGAGTTTGACTCACCGCCGGAGTGGGCGAATATGGATGATGCTGAAAGCATGGCGGACATGACCGACTTGAACGACGATGACTTAGTTGAGTGGGAGAGTTCCGGCGGCACGGCACAAGGCCGGATTGTTGACCTTCGTGACGAGGGGGACGCCGACTACGATGACGAGATCGACGGCGACGTAACGGTGAGTCCACCGGCCGCCTTGATCGAAATCGTTGGGATGGATGACGGCGAGATTGTGGGCCAAGACACAATGGTTGCTCACAAGCCCGACACTCTGACAGTAATTGATGAATCCGAGGTGGAAGCAATGAGCAAACACGGCGATATGGACGAAAACATGGCTGAGGTTCCCGATGAATTTGTCTTTGACAATCCGGGCGAGGCCGTGGAAAAGGCACAGGAAATGGGCCTTGACGGCCCGAGTGACGAAATTATCCACTCTCACGGCGAGGGTGATGAAACTGTGTTCATGCCGGGGGCCACGCATGGCGACCTCATGGACATGATTGACGGCGAAGAGGCCATGTGGAGCGATGACCCCGAGTGGGCGAGTTCTGGGGCCGCAGAGACAACGACTACCAGCGACACTACTATGAACGATACTGAAAAGGCCATTCTGTCGGCCGCTGAGGACGTTGAGAACCCGACTGAAGCACTCAGCGAATATGCGGCCGCAGAACAGCCAACGATTGTAGAACAGGACGACTATGAAGCCATGCAGGACAACGTTGCGTCCGTGCGTGGCGTGATGGAAGAGGCGCTGCAGGAGCGAAGCAACCTCAAGGCATCCACCGTGGAAGCACTCAACTTTGAGGCGCTTCGCGCGGAGTTCGAGACGGACGACGGCGACCTTGACGCCGAGGCGCTTGTCCAGAACCCGGAGACGGGCGACCCGGACGTTGCAGACGGCGGCGTTGAGGCGCTTGGCGAGGACGCTGACGTGGAGAAGGCGGAAGCCCTCTACGGTGACTACACCTCGCTGAATAGCGCGCCTGAGTCCCTGAAACAGGACATTACGGCGGCGCTTGGCGTGGATGACTTTGAGACGGCAGAGGAGGTGCTTAACTAATGGCTGAACCCAGTGCAAACGCAGAACTTGGCGACCCGGCGTATGGTTCCGATGTGAAAGCCGTCACCTACGAGGCCGGCGAGGCGTTGACGGCCGGTGACGTGGTGGCGATTGCGAGCGGCGAAGCGGTGGCCGCCGAAGACACCACCAACACCAACCCGATTGGTGTTGCAGGCGAGGACGCCACCGACGGCGATAACATCACCGTCTATACCGAAGGCCCGGTTATCGCTAACGCAGCGACCGGCGTCTCGGCTGGTGAGGCACTGACTGTGAGTGGCACCGATGGCCAACTCGCAGCGGGTGCTGGAAAGTTTGACGCCCTTACCGACGAAGGCGCGGTTGCTGGACTGTCGGCGGGCTACGGGCTTGCAGATAACGCGGCTGTGGTGCGGTTCTAAGGTGATTTACTATGGCAATTGATACTACCGACGTTCCGATTCAGGAGGAGACCGTTCTTCGTCAGGTGCAGGAACGCACGCGACCGGACTACCAGTTCCGACGTGCCTTCCGTGACTACGACGCAAGTGGTAACGACGCCGAGACGCTGCAGTTCCCGGTCCCCGAGGACGACCTTGAGGGACACGTCGTTGAGATTGGCGAGGGAAGCGACTACCCGCGCGCCGAACTCAACTACGGCGAAGCCGGCGCCGACCGTGCCAAGTACGGTGTTGAAATGCCCATCACCGACGAGGCCGTTCGCTTCGGGCGCGTGGACATTGAGGCCGAGACGCAGGCCGAGATGGCGCGGTCCAACATGAAGAATATCGACCAGCGTGCCTTTGACTTCCTTGACGCCAACAACAACGACACGACGGTTGGCAACGACGGGGAGGACCTTGACTTTGAGGCGATTGTTGAAGCCTACGAAGTCCTGTTCGCTGACGAATACAACCCGTCTGAGTTCGAGATTTACGTCGGGCCTGACGGCGCGCGTGACCTCTCGCTTGACGACTCGTTCAACCGAGCGACTGAAGGCGGCGACTCGCTCGTGACCGACGAGGGTGTCAACTACCTTGGCACCATCTACAACGTGCCGGTCTACATGACCAACACGGGCGACCTTGCCGACGACGAGGCAATCATGGTTGATACCTCGAAGTACGGCTACTACGTGCAGTGGGTCGCTATGGAGGTTGAGTCCTACCGCGAAGACTCCAACGACCAGTGGGTCTACAAGCTTCGCAAGCACGACGGCTTTGCCGTCACCGATGCACAGGCGGCAGTATTCTTGCAGGGCGGAGCCAGCGGAGCCTAAGGGGGCGTAGATAATGCCTACCGCGACCGTCTCGGACGTTCGGGGCGTCATTGACACAAGCTTAGACGATAACGCGATTGACGCAAAGCTTGCAGACGCCGAGTTTGAGGCCGAGCAGGCCATTGACGACTACAATACGGTACTCTCCACGAGCGAGCAATCGCAGTTGGAGAAGTACCTTGCCGCGCTGTTTATCCGCACGTCAAAGGAGAAGGGCCTCACCAGCCAATCCGGCGAGTCGCGGTCCCTGTCCTATGAGGACGTGATGAGCGTGTCAGAGTTGCGCGTGCGGGTGGACAAACGCGACCCGAGCGGCACGCTTGCCGACGCCGTGGTTCGGGACACCGACCGCTACTCGGGGAGTACCTACCGAGATGAAAGTTGAATGCACACGCGGGTTCGGTAAGGTGACTGACCCCCGAACCGGCGATGAAATCGACGTCCAGGAACCGTTTGAAACCGACCGGGAGACGTTTGAGGCGTTGGCGGAACGCTATCCCGGCTTTGTGATTGTCGAAGAGGATGAACCACCGCCAACGTGCGGTTACAACGGCTGTGGTCGGACGGTCGGAGACCCTGACGAGCGATGTTGGCA